GTGAACGCTCCGGCAGCTCCGGCTACGGATCTCCCGCAGCGTCCAGCACGCAAGCCCTTTGGCTCAATGAGCTTCAAGCTCGATTACCCCCAAAGGGAAGGTTTCCATCGTCATTGGTTCAATGACATCCCCGGCCGTGTGAGCCGTGCTCTCGAGGCAGGTTACGAGCACGTCAAAAGCCTGGATGGCAAGCCGGTGAGCAGAACTGTTGGCACTGCCGAGGGTGGTGGTGCCTTGACAGCATTCCTGATGGAAATCCCTGAGGAATGGTACGAACAAGATATGGCCCAGGAACAGCGGATTATCGACGCCAAGGAAGAGTCGATGCGCCGTGGTGTTGCTGACGGCCCCGAAGGCGAAGGTCAGTACGTGCCCAAGCAGGGCATCAAGATCTCGTCCAAAGGCTAACTCAACAGCCTCTTCGTTTCACCCGCGCCAGTCAACGGCTGAGCGCGATGCTTTCTCACGCCTTTTAAGGATCTCCTTATGGCAAACGCAAACGTTGCGCGTGGGCTCATCCCCTACGCTACGGTTTGGGGCCAGAAATACAATGGCTCCTTCAATACCTACTTCGTGCCGGCGTCTTACGGCACGGCTCTCTATGTCGGCGATCCCGTCGATATCGTTTCGTCTTCGAACGATGCCAACGGCATTCCTGCCGTCAAGCTCGCCAAGGTACGGCGAACCGACAGTGGCGAGCTTGACGGCATCATCAACGGCGGCGACATGGGCAGCATGAACGCGGTCACCCGCGATCTTCCCGTGTATCACCCGGCGTCTACCGCCCAGTACCTTGCGATCGCTGATGACCCGAATCTGCTCTTTGCGGTTCAGGACGACGCTTCTTCGCAGGCGACTGCTCCGAACCTCTGGGCCGGCAAGAATGCCAACCTGGTTGCTGGTTCCGGCTCGACCGTGACTGGCTATTCGGGCTGGCAGATGGCGGCTTCGTCCGTTGCCACCACCAACACCCTGGATGTGAAAATCATCCGTCCGCTGCAACAGGCTGACAACGCTATCGGCACTGCTGCGAACACCAACATGAATGCAAAATGGCTTGTGAAGCTCAATAACTCGCGCTTCGCAAACCTGATTGCCGGCATCTAAGAGGAGGCGTAACACATGGCTACGATTACCACTGGTACGCATCCGAAAGCACTTTGGCCCGGCATCAAGGAATGGTGGGGCCGCTCCTATTCGGAGCACCCGGAAGAGTACGTCGATCTCTTCGACAAGGAGACCTCGGACAAGGCCTACGAAGAGGACGTGGAAATCACGGGCTTCGGTCTGGCTCCTGTCAAGGCTCAGGGCGCCTCGATCAACTACGACGTTGAATCGCAGGGCGCTGTCACCCGCTATACGCACGTTGCGTATGCGCTGGGTTACGTCGTGACCTTCGAGGAGCTTCGCGATGACCTCTATGAGGTCGTGTCGAAGCGGCGCGCGAAGCAGCTCGCCTTCTCGATGCGTCAGACCAAGGAGAACGTCGGCGCGAACGTGTTCAACCGTGCGTTTTCGTCCAGCTACACGGGCGGCGACGGCGTGAGCATGATCAACTCGGCGCATCCGACCACGGCCGGCAACCAGTCGAACGTTTTGACGACTGCTGCCGATCTGTCGGAAGCTGCGATCGAAGATCTGACCATCCAGATCATGCAGGCGCAGAATGCCAAGGGCCTTCGCATTTCCCTGATGCCGCAGTCCCTGCACGTTCCGGTTCAGCTTTTCTACGAAGCGAACCGCATCCTGAAGTCGGTCCTTCAGAATGACTCGTCCAACAACGCGATCAACGTGTTGAAGGCGACCAACGTGTTCCCGAAGGGCATCAAGATGAACCACTACTTCACGTCGGCAACGGCGTGGTTCATCCGCACCAATGCTCCCGCGGGCCTGAAGATGTACGAGCGCGACGCGATCATGTTCGATCAGGACAACGATTTCGATACCAAGAACGCCAAGGCGGCTTGTTACGAGCGTTATTCGATGGGCTGGAGCGATTGGCGCGGCGTGTTCGGTACTCCCGGCGTCTAACCCGCTGAAGAGCGACGCATCACAAACTCAAGGCGGCCTACGGGCCGTCTTTTCTTTTCCCGATGCCCTTAACCGCTGCTCACTGGGGGCAGCAAGGAGATTGAAATGACTACCGCAATGAAAGGCCCGCTTGTCGTTTACGGCCAGCGCCCCCCGCTCGGAACTGGCGCGACTGGCTCCGAGAACCCCTATCTGGCCCCGTCCATGCTCTATGGTGGCGTTGGCTACCTCGACGGCCGCGCCGGCTACAACAACACCAAGGCCGGCTGCGTCGGATTCGTCGGTTCTGATATTCTCGCGCTTGACGCGACCCCGGCCACTCTGTCGGCTGTCAATATCGCTGCTTCGCAGTCGCCTGGCGCTGGTGCCATCACGCTTGTCTCCACGACCGGCGCTGGCGTAACTGTCACCTCTGCCGCGCAGTACATGCCAGCGTCCGGCGTCACGATCCCGGTGGGTACTCTCGCCTTGGATGGTCCGACCGGCTTTGTCGGCTATGGCCGTGCGACCGGTGCGAACAGCGGCCAGTACGAGATCAGCGCCTATGATCCTTCTACCCTGGTTTCGCGCGCAATCCGGCTCGTCTCTGGCGGCAACGACAGCGGCATTACCTTCACCGTCTTCGGCTGGGATGTCTACGGCTTCCCGATGACGGAGACCATCACTGGCGCGAACGCCGGCACTGCGAACGGCGCGAAGGCCTGGAAATACATTTCGGGCATCACCCATACCGGTTCGGTTGCAGGCACCCTGACGATCGGCACCCAAGATGTGATCGGCCTTCCGTTCCAGGTTCTTCGGTTCGGGCGCATCGCCATCAACTACAACAACGCAGGCATTACCGCGAATACCGGTTTTACTGCGGCTGTTACGACCTCGCCGGCCACGGCAACCACTGGCGACGTCCGCGGCACGTATGCTTTGCAGTCGGCCTCGGATGGCACGAAGACCATTCAGGTGTTCGTCACCATCCCGCCTGCCGCGCTGAACACGCCGAACGGCGCCGCCAGCGTCTACGGCGTCACCCAGGCTTAATCGCCATCAACATCAACTTTAGGGCTCCTTCGGGAGCCCTTTTTCTTTTGGAGAATGATTGATGGCGTTCCTCTATGTCACCGAATTTGAGCGGCCCCGAAATCAGTGGGTCAACATCGCAAACACTCCTCCGATTGTTGATCAGACGCCGGTTGCGATCGGAGCCGGCAGTCTGCAATCCGCTGCCTTCAACGCAAAAACGGCAATGATCCGCGTCGAGACGGATTCGATCTGCTCGATTGCGTTTGGGACAAATCCAACCGCGACGACCAGCAACATGCGGATGAATGCAAACGACGTTGAGTACTTTAGCGTCCAACCAAATCAGAAGATCGCAGTGATTGCTAATACCTAATGGCACCTCGCACAGTCTACGCCAATCTACCGGACGGGCTTCAGAACCTGTCGCTGTGGGACCAGTCCCTCACGGACATGGGCTCGCTTGGCGCTACTCCATGCACTGCGGCTGGTACAAACTCCATTGTCCTGACGCCGATCGCGGCGGCTTTCGCGCCGAATGTTGGTTCTCCTCCGTTGCAATTGCAGCAGTTCTCCTTTGTCGCTGCCGCCACATCGACAGGCGCGGTAACGATCAACGGCCTGAAGCTGTATAAGGAAGATGGGGCAACTCAGGCAGCCGCTAACGACATCAGGATCTCTGTTCTCTACGGCGTCGTTTACAATTCCGCTTTGAACGGAGGGGCGGGCGGTTATCAGATCGCGTTCCCGATCACCAGCATCATCAGCCCGGTGATTTCCGGGGCAACGATCTCTAACTCGACGATTACGACCAGCACCTACAACGGCAACACTTGGACCGCTGGCACAGGCACGCTGACCCTGGGCGCAGGCAAGACGCTTGCCGCCAATAATACGTTGACGCTTGCGGGTACTGATGGAACGACAATGACGTTCCCGACGACCTCGGCAACGCTAGCCCGCACAGATGCGGCTAATACGTTCACGGGCCATCAAACTATTGAAGGTGTGACCTCGACCGGCGCGACTGGAACGGGGAAATTTGTTTTCGACAGCTCCCCAGCGCTCATAACCCCGTCGCTTGGAGCAGCAACAGCTACCACGCTAAATGGCAACACATTCACAACCGGAACCTATACGCTAACGGGGGTGGCTGCGAAGACGCTTGCCTTCAACAACTCCCTAACATTGGCCGGAACGGATGGAACGACGATCACGTTCCAGGCTTCAGATACCTACGTTGGTCGTGCTACAACTGACACACTGACCAATAAGACCTTTGATACCGCCGGTGCTGGCAACGTCTTCAGGATCAATGGAACGCAGATCACGGCCAACACGGGAACGGGAAGCAACGTTCTTGGGACGGCGCCGACGATCTCTCAACCAAATCTAGTTGGAACGACTACCAATGATAGTGCCGCCGCGGGCAGTATCGGCGAGTTCATTTCATCTCAAATACTGGCTGGTTCAGCCGTTGCTCTTACAACTGCTACAGCAGCAAACATCACATCGATCAGTTTGACGGCAGGTGATTGGGATGTTTATGGGACGGTAGCTTTTAATCCGGCAGGCGGCACGACGATGAGCAGCCTGTTTGGCTGGATTAGTTCTACGTCTGCAACTCTTCCTACATTTCCAAACAATGGCGCTTTTTCGGGTATGGCAATAACATTCACGGCAGGTTCCACCCAAGCTTTCCCAGTGGGAAAGATCAGGTTCAGCCTCTCGGGTACGACAACGATTTTCCT